TTGCAACTGGCGGTGGAAGCACAGTTTATCTACTTAGATAAGGAGTGAATATGAAATATCTTTGGATATTATTGCTATCCATCCCATTATCCGGGCAGACAACTTATACTGAGGCAGAAGCGTTGGAAATGATTAAACAACGTGATGCTCAATGGGAAGGTAAATTGTCAAATTTAGAATCTATTGATAGTGCAAAGACTGTACAAATTGGTCAATATGAAGATTTGGTCAAAGAGTTAGAAGACCAAGCCAATCTTGATTCTTTAATAATAGTGGCAAAAGGTAAACAAATAGAGTCTTTAAAAGCACAAAATAAGGCCAATGAAAAACAGGCAAAGTTAGCAAAACCAAGTTGGTATGAAAATAAGTGGCTGTATTTTGGATACGGAGTAGCCGCTGTAACTATTCCAACTTATTTTGGAATTAAAATTGTGGACATAGCAAATTAATGAGTGATAAGAATATAAAAGAAGTCATTAAAAAGGAATATTTAAAATGTGCACAGGATCCTGTGTATTTCCTAAAAAAGTATGCTGTAATTCAACATCCGATAGAGGGTAAAATTCCATTTGCATTATATAAATTTCAAGAAAGTACAATATATGATTTTGAAAAACACAATTACAATGTTATTTTGAAAGCACGTCAGTTAGGTATATCAACATTAACTGCAGGATACGCGTTATGGATGATGACCTTTCAGAGTGATAAGAATATATTGGTTATAGCCACAAAACAAGATACCGCTAAAAACTTGGTTACGAAAATCCGAGTAATGCACGCAAACTTACCGAGTTGGGTTAAGTCAAAGTGTGTTGAGGACAACAAATTATCATTACGATACTCAAATGGTTCACAAGTAAAAGCGATATCATCTACTGAGGACGCAGGTCGTTCAGAGGCATTGTCATTATTGATACTTGACGAGGCAGCATTTATTGACAAGATTGATACAATATGGACTGCTGCACAAAGTACTCTATCAACTGGTGGTCAATGTATAGCATTATCTACACCAAATGGTGTGGGAAATTGGTTTCACAAAACTTGGGTAGGAGCCGAAGAAGGTGATAATGATTGGAATTTTATTAGATTACATTGGACTTTACATCCAGACAGAGAACAAGAGTGGAGAGATGAACAAGATAAGTTGTTAGGTCCTTCAATGGCAGCACAAGAATGTGATTGTGACTTCATCACTTCTGGTCAAACTGTAATTGATGGTGTTATTTTGGAAGAATACAGAAATACACAAATTGAAGATCCAGTTGAAAAGAGGGGAATGGATAGTAATTTATGGGTTTGGAGACAACCTGATTATACAAAGAATTATGTAGTTGCTGCTGACGTTGCTCGTGGTGATGCAACAGACTTTTCTGCATTTCATGTTGTAGAGATAGAGAGTATGGAACAAGTAGCAGAATATAAGGGGAAAATACCTACCAAAGATTTTGGTAACTTATGTGTGAACACTGCTATGGAATATAATAACGCATTATTAGTTATTGAGAATTCAAGTATTGGTTGGGCTACAATACAACAAGTTATTGATAGAGAGTATGATAACTTATTTTATACATCAAAAGATTTACAGTTTGTAGATGTTGCAAGACAAGTAACAAACAGATACAGACAAAAAGATAGACAAATGGTCCCAGGATTTAGTATGACATCTAAAACAAGACCATTAGTAATAGCAAAATTAGAAGAATATTTTAGAGAAAAATCAGTTATCGTTCATTCTGATAGACTGATTGATGAATTATTTGTGTTTATATGGCACAACAATAAAGCCGAAGCAATGGAAGGATACAATGATGACCTTCCAATGAGTTTGGCGATAGGATTGTGGGTAAGAGATACTGCACTTAGATTAAATGCAGAAGGAATTGCCTTACAGAAAACAGTCTTAAATAAAATGTTAGATTATGAACCAGTTTATACCCCAGATGATAATAGTAATGATGAGTGGGTAATGGAAACTGGAAATACAAAAGAAGATCTAACTTGGTTAATAAAATAATAAGAGGATAAAATGGCAGATACAACATTAAGAAGTAGATTAAGACGACTTTTTTCCACAAATGTAATCGTAAGACATGCGGGTGGAAAAAGGTTAAAAATTGCCGATACGGATAGAGTTCAAAGTGCACAGAGAAATAGTCTTGTAGATAGATGGTCAAGATTACATACTAATTTAGCAACAGGTGGATATGGACATTCACAGGCGATTAGTTTTCAGGCCCAACGATTAGCTCTATTTAGAGATTATGAAGAAATGGATAATGATGCAATAATATCGAGTGCGTTAGATATCTATTCAGATGAATCTACAATGAAAAATGAATATGGTAAGATATTGGAGATTACTTCAGAAAATGAAAACATTCACGATATTTTACATAATCTTTTTTATGATATATTGAATATAGAATTCAATTTATGGCCATGGGTTCGTAATATGTGTAAGTATGGAGATTTTTATCTCTATTTAGACATTAAAGAAAAGTATGGTATTACAAATGTAGTTCCACTTTCAGCATATGATGTTACTCGTGTTGAAGGAGAAGATCCAGAGAACCCATATTTAACAACATTTATAGTCGAGGAAGGTGATTCAAGACATAGTTCTACAATGTCTGGAAATAAAGAAATGGAAAATTATGAAATAGCCCATTTCAGATTATTATCAGATGCAAATTTCTTACCTTATGGTAAAGGTATGATTGAAGGTGGTCGTAAGATTTGGAAACAATTAAGTCTTATGGAAGATGCTATGTTGATTCACAGAATTATGAGAGCTCCAGAAAAAAGAGTTTTTAAAATTGATATAGGTAATATTCCACCAGCAGAAGTTGAAAACTTTATGCAAAAGATAATCAATAAGATGAAGAAGGCTCCTGTAATGGACGCAAATACGGGTGATTATAATTTAAAATATAACATACAGAATTTAACAGAAGATTTCTTTTTACCTGTTCGTGGTGGTGATAGTGGAACTCAAATTGATAGTCTTGCAGGATTAACTTATGAAGCAGTAGAAGATATTGAGTATCTAAGAAACAAGTTAATGGCAGCATTAAAAGTTCCAAAGGCATTTCTTGGATATGATGAAGCAGTTGGTAGTAAAGCTACGTTAGCAGCAGAAGATGTTAGATTTGCAAGAACTATTGAAAGAATTCAAAGAATTACTGTTAGTGAATTAACAAAGATTGCTATAGTTCATTTATACGCACAAGGATATACGGATGATGAACTTGTTAATTTTGAATTAAATTTAAAAAATCCATCCACAATATATGAAGAAGAAAAGATTGAGTTGTGGAATAATAAACAAAGTCTTGCTTCAAGTCTTATGGATGCTAAAATAGCAGATTCAGAGTGGATTTATGATAATGTGTTTAAATTTACAGAAGATGAGAAAAAAGAAGTTAGACTTGGACTCATTAAAGACCAAAAACGGAAGTTTAGATGGTCTCAGATTGAAATGGAAGGAAACGACCCAGTTCAGAGTGAAGAAGCAGTTGGAACACAGGGAGCAATGATGGATGCGGGTGGTGCAGAAGGTCAAATGCCGGGAGTACCTGGACCACAACCACCTGGAGCAAGAACTGGAAGAAGTGGTAAAGAATTAGACATAAAAATACCAGAAGATGGTTGGCCAGGAAGTGGTCGTCCAGGAGAAGGACCTAAACACGGAAAAGACTCAAGTATAAGAGGTAGAGATCCACTTGGATCACACGATAAGCGAAAAGGTGGTAGTGGAAGTCCAAAATATGGAGTAGCGTTAGCACATTATGACGCATTGAAGAAAAGTTTAGGAAAAGTAGGTCGTGAAGATAGAAAAATACTCTATGAAACGACTGATGTGGAAGAAGAATATAAAAGTGAGGTATCTTCGTCTTTAAGTGATACTTAAACGATGAATTATTAGAAGTTTTTATATTTATAGATGAAGAAATATACTTATTTAGGAGCATAGATTATGGCCCAACGTGTAAAGC